ATCCCATTTAAATTAAGTTTAAAAATGGATGGAATATCAGGTATAAAAATATATAATAAGTTACAAATTAATACTGAATTTTTACCTAACGCATATGGTAAATATACAAATTTAATAGTTACAGGTATTTCTCATAATTTATCAAATAATGATTGGGAAACATCTATTGAAACTACCGTTATTCCAAACTCCACTTCTACAAATGATTTAGGAATTGACCTTAGTAATGCTATTAAAGAATCAATAACAAATGTAGGTACTGCAAATACTGCTTTAAAACCTGCTAGATGGCCATATTATTCCCCAAATGATGCTGTTCCTTTAGATGTTGAATCCCCAGGATTGGGAACACCACCCACTAATAATACCAGTTATTCTGTTAATTCTACTATTAAAACAAAATATATACCTGCATTAAATCAAATTACAGGAAAAACTAAAGGATTTAAAATGTTAGCATTAATCATGGCTCAAAAAGAAGGATTTTATTCTAACACTAAAGCATATAGAACTAATAATCCGGGGAATATTGGAAATACCGACTCTGGTGGAACAAATACATTTAAAACACTTAAAGAAGGGATTCAAGGTCAATTCAATTACATATATAGAGTAGCCACAGGTAAACATAATGCTTATCCTTTAGGAAGAAATAAAGATATCCAACCTTTCTTTTCCCCAGAAATCTCAAATAATCAAAACAATTATAAAGCAAATCCTTATCTCCCAGGATATAAATTTACCCCATATATAGGAACATTAGAACAATTTATTAAAATTTATTCTACAGCCGCTCGGGGGGGGAATGGATATTTATCTGGAATAATATCATTTTATCATAAAAATGGTTTTACTAATGTAACAGAAAAAACAACATTAGAAGAATTAATTAAATTAAATAATTCAACTCCTATAATAACATAATTAATATGTATTATCCAAAATCTCAAATAAAGACTAATCTATACACAAATGGGGAGGAATATATTCTATCTACCACTAAAGAAACCTATAAAGGAAATTACTATGAGATCTCCTCAGGTGAAAGATATACAGGAACAAACTCACAAGACCCTCCTAATATATTGTTACTTCCCAACAACCAAAAACTATTTCCCAATGAACCCACGACCTCTTTACCAGATATTATTACAATTCAATATGACCCCATAAATTTCCCCTATACTAAAAACCCTCCAATAAGAACAATTCCTAAATTTAATACTCCTCCCCCCACAACTCAGGATAACCAAAATGGACAATTTTATAGATATTTTGCTAAAAAATCCAATGAATTAAAATATTTAGAAATTGATAAAGATACCTATCAAAAATTAAATGCTAAAGATATTAAAATAGCATGGGATTTATATAATCCTGTTAAAATTTTATGGACTTTAAAGGGCGACAAAGAACTAGTATATCGCTCAAATAAAGGAACAGTTTTATTAATAGAGCAAAATTTGAAATGGTACGGTTTCTCTCAATACTTTAAGGACAACTACACAAAATATTACTTGGAATCTTAAAATATAGTTCATATCTTTAGAGCATGTATTGGCTCATAGAAGATATTAAACATATAGAAACGATCTGTCAAATTAAACACTCCGAGGTTTATGTTGATGTGATTCCTTGTTCTCATAACTTACATCCGGTTGAGAATAGCATATGTGCTATATATTTTAGACCACTAAAAGATACTAAAGGATATATAATAGCAATAAACCATAGCGAGACAATAAATTTTGAATTAGAGGAGATAGAAAGAGTATTAAACAGTTTTGGAAAAATATATGTAAGAGACAGAAAAGAATTTTTACATTATTTCCCTATCAAAAACAGCTACCACCCATCCCCGTCCCCATATACGTATATACCTCAATTAACACAAGCTCACCACCAATTGTACAATAGGTATCCGGAGATACAAAATTTAAACACTATTGTACCTATCGTGAAACACTATGAGTTATGCGAGCAAAACTACTTTAACTATAAAATGGAGTATAACCCGTTTTACAATAAAGCAGCATTAGTGTTCAATCAACTAGAACAAGCGGGTATAAAAATAGACCAAACACTATTCGAGCAGTACTTCAACAAAGAAGCAAACGAGTTGATATACACGCAATATAATTTAAATACATTAACCACAAGACCTTCAAACGCATTTGGAGGAATTAATTTTTCAGCTTTAGATAAAAACAATGGAGAAAGAGAATGTTTTATACCGAGGAATGATATATTTGTTGAAATGGATATCTCTGCTTACCATCCTTGTATTATTGCCAATTTATTGGATTATACTTTTGATAGTGATGATGTGCATGGAAGTTTTGCTAAAATGTATGGAGTGGAGTATGCCAAATCAAAAGAAATTACGTTTAAACAAATTTACGGTGGAGTATGGAAAGAATACCAAAATCTACCATTTTTTCAAAAGGTAATAGCATATACGGATAGTTTGTGGGATGAATACCAATATGGAGGATTCATTGAATGCCCCATTTCAGGACACAAATTCTATAGAGATAAACTGGAGGACATGAATCCCCAAAAACTTTTAAATTACGTACTTCAAAACTTGGAGACCGCAAATAACGTTTGTATATTGTACGAAATATTTAAAATATTACGAGGTAAAAAAACAAAACTCGTATTATATGTGTATGATTCGTTTTTATTTGATGTGGATAAGGAGGAAAAAGATGTATTAAAACAAATAGCACAAGTAATTAATAATAGGAATTTTCAATTCAAAGTTAAAAAAGGCACTAATTATGCCAATATAAAATAAGTTATGAACAATACTCTTGAACACCCCCATCATATGTATAATCAATATGATTATGATTTTACATTTGATTCACTTTTAATGAATAACAGACTTTTTTGTACTTTTACCCCTCTAAATGAATTGGATTCACTTATTGATGGGCTATCCCGTAAATACGATATAATGTATAACAAGATGTTTGTATTGCATGTCAAGAGCAACAATGAATATGTTGTAACATATAATGTGGATCAAGGAAACGTAAATGATATTCCTGAAAATACTATTCTAGTACATAGAAAAAAAGAATCAAATACTCTATATACAATTAATGCTTTAAATGAGTTAATCAAAAAGTTAAATGGTGGTGCTGTTGATACACGATTCCCAGTGGAATGGCAGCATTACAGAAATTGTATATTATTGACCCAACATAATGAAATTAAGCAATTAAATACAAAGATTTTTAAGATCATTGAACTATGAAAGAAACAATGTTATCTGAAGAATTTCGTAGGATGCAAAAACTTGCCGGAATTCAAATTAATGAGGATATTCAAGAAGTAGTATTATATGCTGCTTGGGTATTAGATACTCCTGAAGCTAGAAAAGAAGGAATAGCTGATGAATCTGATATTTCTGAAGATAATATCCCTTCAAGTTTTAGTGGTAATACAACTCCTAATGGAGATTATGGGTCTAGTAGAGTAATATTGTGTACTAATTATCCATGGACTTTAGTAAGTGAAACAGATGAATTTGATTTAGAAGATATAAAAATATTAATAGTCAAATTTAAAAAATCACTTACAGATGTATTTTTAGATGATGACAATGATATGGAAGGTTTTGGGATAGATGAGGAACCTGATTTAGATTACTCTAAAGAGATACCATTATCTGAATTAGTACCATATGGTTTAAATACTTCTGATCGATGGTATGGTTGTTATGTAAATAGTATTTCTTCTGGTGAAATCATTGCTAAAAAAGTAGGATTTCAAAGCGAAACCATGGGTGGAGGTGAATGGTCAGGCTTTTGAAAATAGTTGGCTTAGCAAATAAAGGTTATTATATTAAAGTTGTAAACAATAAAATAGTTATATATTATGAATCTAGATGCAATCAAGAAAAAACTTGAATCTATGCAATCCAAACCTTCTGGAGGTGGTGGATTAACCAATCAAACCAAGAAGTTCAAACCTTCTATTGGTAAACAAACAATCCGTGTTGTTCCTTTCAAATACAACAAAGAATATCCTTTCACGGAAATGAAATTCTATTATGGAATTGGTAGTAAAAAAGTAATTGCTTCTCCATTGAATTGGGGTGAGAAAGATCCAATTGCTGAATTTGCAAAACAATTAAGAGGTACAAACGATAAGGAAAACTGGCGTTTGGCTAAAAAATTGGATCCTAAAACTCGTGTTTTTGCTCCCGTAATCGTTCGTGGACAAGAAGAAGAAGGAGTACATATGTGGGAATTTGGTAAAGAAATTTACGAAGCATTTTTACAAATGGCTGCTGATGAGGAAGTAGGAGATTTCACTGATATCATGACAGGACGTGATATTAAATTAGTTACAGTAGGACCTGAATCTACAGGAACAGCTTATAACAAAACACTAATCCAACCTTCAATGAAAACATCAGTTTTATCTGATGATGATAAAGAATTGGAATTGTGGTTAGATGATCAAGTTAATCCAAAAGAATCTTACAAAATGTTGCCTTTTGATGATATCAAAGCAGCATTGCAAGAATGGTTAACTCCTGAAGGTGAAGAATTAGAGGAAACACCAACAACCAAAGTAGAAACCCCAATATCAAACTACAGTTTATCAGCTCAACCTGCTGCTAAAAAATCTAAAGCAGAAGCGTTTGATGATTTATTTGAAGAAGATGATTTGCCATTTTAATTTAGACCATGGCAAAACAAGAAAAACCAACTAGAAAATCACTAACTGAGGCGGCCGGAAAGGAATTGAAGTCCGCCTTTAGTTTAGACAAATTTAAAGCCAATAAAGGTTTAGCATCTAATGTTAAATTTAAAGATCAGCAGTGGATTCCATTTTCCCCTGCTTTGCAAGAAGCTTTATCTATTCCTGGTATTCCTATGGGCCATAATTCAATGGTTCGAGGAAAATCAAATACTGGGAAATCTACCATGACCATTGAAGTAGCAACAAATGCTCAAAAAATGGGAATATTACCTGTATTGATTATTACAGAGATGAAACACGATTGGAATCACTGGAAAACAATGGGTTTCCAAATTGATGATGTTGTTGATGAAGAAACAGGTGAAATAATTGATCAGAATGGTTTCTTTATTTATCGAGATAGAAGTACTTTAAATTCAATTGAAGATATTGCTGCCTTTATTATCGATTTGTTAACAGAACAGAAAAAGGGAAACCTCCCATATGATTTATTATTCCTTTGGGACTCAGTAGGATCAATCCCATGCGATATGTCCATTAATCAAGGGAAAAACAACCCAATGTGGAATGCAGGAGCAATCGCGACTCAATTCGGTAACTTTATTAATCAACAGATTGTGATGTCCCGCAAAGAAAGCTCAAAATACACGAATACTCTGTTTATTGTTAACAAAGTAGGTGTAGCACCAGCATTAACTCCTATGTCACAACCAAGAATGACAAACAAAGGTGGAGATACATTTTATTATGATGTGTCCTTATGTTTAACATTTGGGAATGTTACAAATGCTGGAACTTCTAAAATCAATGCTGTTAGAGATAAGAAAAAAGTAGAATTTGCATTACGTACTAAAATTGCTTGTGATAAAAATCACATTAATGGTATTACAACAATGGGAACAATCGTTTCAACCGTTCATGGTTTTATTGCTGATAAACCATCCGCAATAGATAAGTATAAGAAAGCATACTCTAATGAATGGGCTGGTATTTTAGGACAAGGTAATTTCACAGTACAAGAAGATAACAGTGAATGGGATGAAAAGATAGCAACCCACGATTTATTTGATAACGAAGATTAATATGAAGAAAGACCTCTTAAACCTCCTAGATAATGTTCAAGAACATGGAGACGAAATACCTACATCAGAACGCTACTTACTGATTGATGGGTTAAATTTATTTTTTAGAAATTTTAGCGCTATTAATACAGTCAATTCAAACGGGATCCATATTGGAGGTTTAGGAGGATTTTTTCGAT